ATTGAAGATACTATCAAGAGCCTCAAGCCTGGTGATCGGGTGAGGGTGACTTTTGAGGAGACGATCAAAGATGCAGAAGACACCGTCATATGGTTTGCATCAGGTTGGAGTATCGACACTAACGACCGTTACACCACCATTACCTCCATTGAAGTGATAGAGCAGCCCCTTCAGGTGGGTGACCAAGTGCATACAATTAACGGTCACCAAGCCACTATCCTTGCCATTGCTGAAGATCATGCAATGCTAAAGTTTAGGGATAAGAGTATTGGTAGTTCTCATTTCAAAAACCTAAAGAGGATCTAGTGAAGAAAAACTATTCAGTAGGTGGCAGAAGTATGTGTTGTGGATTCCATCCGTGGTTTGGTCCATATGGCTTCGGTGATGCTCGTGGATTCAAGACCTTTGTGTACACTACTGATCTGCGTCACGCTCTAGCTCAGTATAGACGCTTGCCTATCAAATATCGGCAACTAGATGGACCAGATCCTGTAACGGGTAAACGTGTCTGTTTAGCATATGGAAAGATGAAGGGCATCTAATGATAGAGTTTATTTTGATACTACTGATGAAAGATCGTCCATGGGTGATTGAGATGCACCATTCATTTGCTCTATACCAAGAGTGTGCTGCTGTAGGTTCTGATATTCAAAAGAGCCACAGTGAAGTCGCTGGATATCGCTGTGAGAAAATCACTAGAGTGCATTAGCAGTTGACATTAATTCCATGATATGTTATTATGAATTATGGAAACGAAGAGGAATACTATGAGAATGAAATTTAACACACCAATCGTCACCGAGACGGATTTGACGGAGGCGTTGATCCGCGCAGGGCAAGAGGTCGAGGCGCTCAAGGCAGAGAATGCGAGGCTGCGGGAGGCGATTGAGCCCTTAGTAAAGATCGCTGACGCCTATGATGACAATCATCTTGACGATGAAGCGCGAAAAGAATGGGCACATGGTGCCAACACCCGTCCTTTTGACCAAATTGAGTTGTATACCGGTAGGGGAGGTCGTAGGTTGCTGACACTGCAAGATTGCATGACAGCCCGCCGCGCCTTTGGAGGTAACATGACGCTTAGAGAGAAGATCAAGGACGTTATCGAACTGGGCTATCCCGCCGGATGGACCGCCGACGCCATCCTCGCTGCTGTCAAGGAGCACTTGACGAGCGATGAGGCAGTAGAACGGGCAACAGTTGCTTGGAACAATAACGGTTATGGGTCGCATGTCAGCGCCGCCATTCTCGCCGCCCTTGGAGGTATCAATGAAACTGAATAGAACACGAGAGCTATGGAGAGCAACTAGTCCTTCAGGTCGCTGGTATTATGAAATTGAACGGCAAGCCAGTCAAGACCTTGAGTCTCTTTTTCAGGAGAACTTTGAACTACGTGATGCTGTAGAAAGCTACAAGATCGCTGAACTAGAAACCCAACTAGAGCAGTATAAGAAGGCTCGTGGTCCTGTGATCTCTAGAGAGCTTTATGAGAAGATGATGAATAGAGGTGATGAATGAAAGTTTATATTGGCCGATATAAGAAGTGGATTGGTCCATATCAGATTGTGGATATGCTTCTTCCTTTTCTTAATGATGATAAGAGGCATAATATTGGGTCTTGGCTATCAAAAACGCCTTTGACCGGTTTCTGTCAATATATCTACAATAAGAGACAAAGAAAGATTAAAGTCAAGATTCATAACTATGATACTTGGTCGACTGATCACACACTGTCTGTTATCATTCTTCCTATGTTGCAACAACTACAAAAGACAAAGCATGGGTCTCCATTCACTGATGATAAGGATGTGCCTAAACATCTACGGTCAACATCTGCTCCACCAAAGGAAAACGAATATGACACAGATGCAAATCATGAAGCTCGCTGGGATTGGATCCTAGGTGAAATGATCTTTGCCTTTGGCGAAATTGCTTCAGGCACTTGGGAGGATCAATTCCATAGCGGTGAGCATGATATCAAGTGGGTACCTACTGAAGATGGTAATCATGAAGAAATGCAAAAGGGTCCTAATGATACTCACGTATTTGACCGCAAGGGATATGATAAGCATCTAGCTCGTATCAATAATGGAACTAAGTTATTCGGTAAATACTTCATGGCTCTTTGGGATTAGACAATGGAACAACATTATATTCATGTACCTCATCCACCTAGTCTTGGGACTAGCAGTTACGTTGCAAGTACTGTTATGGATGAAGACACAATCGTACAGTATAATACGGAATCACCTCCACCTTTGGCTTCAAAGCCCGTGGAGGCATCTCCGCATGTAACTGTTAATACCACCGAAGTACAACAGAACCAATTTGTGTCTATACAGAATACGGTTTACCAGTTTCTGCAGATTAATAAGCATCGTTCCTCTGTTCATAAAACAGCGGCTCCTAGTGCGCCGACAACCAGTGAAACTGGTAAATGCTGCTGCGTGGAACCCGTGGTGAATAATTATTATAGCACAGTCGTGTTTAATCCATTGACAATATTTCTTGAATTTATTATAATTATTTTAGTGATCTGTTTGTTTTTCAAGAGAAAGTAAAGATGCATATCCGGATTGAATGGCAATATGACTCGATGGATTGTGAATTGTGTGGTCCATCTTATGCACAAGGAGCAAATGTATATTTTGATGATGAACTCAAGCTTGAGCTGACTCCATTTGCGCATTGCTTTGATGGTACTAATTATGATAGAGATGAAGTCTATAAGCGTATCATTATGGAAATTGGTAATCTTTTTGATCTAGACCTTCAACTTGAAGAGAATGAAAATGTTTAAAGAATTCAATCGTACTAATCCGGCTTCTTGGGGAAATCTTGCAACTCTTCCTGAAGAAGAATTTAATAGGATTCTTTCTTTTAATGACACTAAAAAGCAACTCAAAGAAAAGATCAAGTTTAAGAGATATAAAGTTACTCCTATGAAAGTGTATAAGCTTACACAATATGGAGAATCTTTTATTATAAGTGCTAAAGATTATAATGCTGCATCATTTCAAGCTAACTATAGCGGTGTAAAGTCAGAATTTCCAGAGCTTGATCTTTCTGACTCTAGTACATATACTATGGATGGTCGAGTTCCGACTACAACTTATAAGATTGAGGATATTAAATGACACAGACTGAAAGGCCTAGGGCAGCTTTGGCTACTGCCGATATTACTCTGATTAAGAGAGCTCTTGGTTTCTACATGAATAGTATCATCAATAATGAAGCCGAGATTAGAAAGATTTCTAATATCATGCATCGTCTAGGTAGGATTGAATAGTGCTAGAAACAATTTGCGATACTATGATCGAGGCTTACCGTCGGAACTGGATTACTAGCCGAGATGGTAATGTAAGTATCCGTCATCATGATCGAGATCATTTCTATATTACTCCAAGCGGTGTCCGTAAGCAAACATTGCAACCTGACCAATTCAAGAAGATTGGTATTCGTGGATCTTCATGGGAAGAAGAAAAGTATACTGATATTAGTTCTAATCTGACACCGAGTGGTGAGATTCCTCTTCACTTTGGTTTACAGAAGAATATGGGACAGCATGCAGATGATGTTCGAGTGGTTGTGCATTTTCATCCTACTTATTGCGTAGCTGCTATGCATAGAGGTATTGAACTAGGCGATCTGGCCAAGGATTTTCCAGAACTTAGTCGATATACACACGTTGCTCCTAATGTACCTGATGTTCCACCTATTAGTCAAGAACTCGCAGACTATTGTCATGAGAATCTAGAACTAGATGAACACGGCAATATAGCATATGATATCGTAGGTATCAAGGGTCATGGTGTGGTATCTATCGACACTAGTCCTTGGCGGGCCTTTGAACATATCGAGCGTCTTGAACACATCTGTCAAATTGTATTGGTATCTGGAAAATACTAAGATGAAGAATGATGTAGTTTTATCATCTATGATTCCATATAAGCAAGTCGAGAAGATTCTTGCATTTTGTTGGATCAGCGGAATGTTTGCTGGATTTGCTATCTATGGTGCAATGATGTTTGATCTTATCATAGCTCTTATTGGTAGTCTAGGTATGATGATATCTTTTATTGCAACCGCTTTGTGTTTTTCTTATGAAAAGACTGTTGACATTAATACCGTAAAAGATTAATATAGTATTAACAACAGAGGATTGATTATGGGTAACAATTATTTCATTCACGAAGAGCGGTGTCCGCATTGTGGTCACTATCCTACACTAGAGCACATTGGTAAGTCCAGTCATGGCTGGAAGTTCCAATTCAATGGCTCAGTCTGTAAGACTAAAGCCGATTGGGAAGCTCGGCTGCTGAATTGTGCTATTATTGATGAAGAGAATAGATTTATTTCTCATCAAGCTTTCTTTGATTTGGTTGATCGTAAACAAGATGGTCTTGATCATACTACAGCCAGTAGTAAACAGTGGGGAATATTCCCGCCTGACAAGCGCACATATCTAGATGATGAAGGTTATTATTTTTTTGATGGAGATTTTTGCTAATGCGGTATCAAGGTAATTGCACTATTGGGTTTCAACATGATGATGGTACTGTTGTAACCATTAACTGTACTGAAAATGGAAGCCCCGATGATATGCTTCCTCTTCTGAATATCATTTATAAGACGCGTGATATGGCATTGAAGCTTGTGTCTCTTGGAGATATTCGAGCAGTTAAGCCTATTATGAAGCCTTCTTCTGGTTATGGTCATTCTATTTCTAATCCAGAGCCTAATGTAATTGTTGCTTATTCTCGAGATTGTAAACCGGGATATCAAAATCAGACTCTTTATGTGAATATGGAAGAATATAATAAGTATGGTTGTACATCTACATATAACTATCTGTTTATAAATAATTCTTGGGAATGTTATACTCCAGTAGCTTATAAGTTGCATAGGGTTACAATGACTCCTGAAGAATCTTTTTAATTTAAGGAAGTATTATGGTTAATTTTACAGTAACGTTTAAGCTTAATGGTTTTGATGTTGGTTCTACTACAGGTGAACTGGATGAAACCCATCTCGAAGAAGAAATGCTAAAGATTCAACACTATTTTAGAACTGGCGGTCTTGCAGTTCAAGCCTTGAATCTTGGTAATTGGGATTCTATGGTCATTACAGTAGATGGTGTCACATACCCTTTTTCAAGATAAATAAGAAGACCGTATTACTTTTTTTCATTCTAAATGAAATTAGGGGTATAGTCATGACATTTCCTATATGGTTAAGCTTATTAAAGAAAGTGTTACACATATGAAAAAATCTAAGTATCAAATTAAAATTAATTGGACTGGAATAAAGATTTTTTTTGTAACTATATTTGCTTCTTTAATGCTTTGGGGGTTTATTGTTGGAATGTCTTTTCTTACATATAATATTATTAAATCTGGACATATGTAATGCAACAAATTGAAAAGATCGAGTCACATTTTACAGAAGTTGTTTATCAACTTGCTGATCTTGCAATGAATAATGAATATGATAAAGCTTATGAAATTCTTGAGGTAATGCAAGACTTTATTGCTGATATGAAAGCAGATATTATTGCTTTGAAGAAGATGAATCTTCAGTCAGAACAAAATCAGACTGCACAAGCTGCTGGATCTTCCAAATTGGATACGGCAAATTGTGTATTCCATGATTTTTAAGTCTATGATGTTTTTGACATAGTACTAGCATATTATATTCTGAATCTACAAAATCTGATGCTTGCTTAAAATCTGCCCAGTTAAAATCGGGGCAGATTTTTTTTACTTTATCCCAGTCAATAGCATCTGCAAAAGCCCATTCAATAATAAAATGGTGCAGTTCTAAATCAGTTTTACTTCCGCATATATAACAACATGCATTAGCATTATCTTCAATCATATTTTTTCGTGATAAAGAAAAAGTTTCTGAAATAGTTCTAGGTGGATGATCTGGATACCATACATCTACTTCAAGATTTTCTTTAACTTCATGCTCTTTTTTTGTTGACATTGCTTCCTAACTGGTGTATAATAGTCTATACTGGTTCAAAAGTTGTAAGTTTAGTTTGTCCAGTTTCTGGATCATGATGAACATGGTGAGCATGAAACTTAACATCTGGATGCTGCTGCTTAAGCTTTTGAAAGTGTTCAAGGTTATCCATTGAATCATCATAAAGATGAACTCGATTATAACCATGCTTCTTAATAAGACTAGATATCATAGCTGCTTTATTCTCAGCTGCTGATCCAATCTTAAGATTACCTGATCTACGAACATGTACATTACCAATATCAATACCATACTTTTTTAAGTGTTGACCAAAAGCTTTAGGATCATCCATATCTGATCTTGCAGTAACTAATTCAACATTCTTATTGTGTCTATGTATACCCTTAAGTTTTGCAATCATACTACGAATAGGATGAGCACTTTTTCTGAAAACATCAGATGATTTAAACTCACTATAATCATATTCATGGTCTGGATGTAACTTATGAACATTATATTCTTGATTTGTCAAAGATTTTACTCTTTGTCCAGTCTTTTTATCTCTTACATGTATTCTTACTTTTGAAGGATCGTGTGCAAATAAAGTTTCATCTATATCAAATGCATGAAGCGTTTTAGATTTTGGATCTTTACGACCTTCTGTATTTTCTATAATGAAATTTGTAAATGAATACATAATTTAACCTTTTATTTTTATTTATGGAGTTAACATGCTTTATCAAAATCCCCCATCAGTAGTTCCTTCAGTTACATTTAAGACTCGAGTACGTGATGAAAGCATTGATGGTCCGAACCCATACCGTTGGGAAGACAAGACCAGCTTTGATTACTTCGGTGGCAAGCGAGTTATCCTATTCGCATTGCCTGGAGCTTTCACACCCACTTGCTCTGCTTATCAACTACCTGGTTATGAGCGTATGCATTTTGATTTTGGCAAGTTTGGCATTGATGAAATCTATTGTGTGTCAGTAAATGATGCTTTTGTTATGAATGCATGGGCTAAGTCACAAAATATTGAACGTGTAAAGATGATCCCAGATGGCAGTGGTCACTTTACGGAAGGCATGAATATGCTAGTTGATAAGGACAACCTTGGCTTTGGTATGAGGTCTTGGCGCTATGCTGCTGTGATCAACAATGGCAAGATTGAGAAGTGGTTCATTGAACCAAATAAGCAACATAATTATGAAGAAGATCCTTATGGTGAATCTTCTCCTGAAAATGTCATGAAATATTTACAAAGTGTATAAATAGAATATACCAGAGATAAGAATGATCGTTTAAGAGGGCCCCTTACTTAATTGTAAGGGGCTTTTCTTTTATAAATATAATAAATTAACTAGAGGATGATCTATGGCTTACAAATTTACATCAAATATTCCATTTCAGACAGCTGGAATCACATTTACATCGAATACTACGCTTGTAGTTGCCGGAAATAACTCTGTAAGTAATGTAGCACTATCATCTCCTGCAGAAGTTCTTACAGGATTCACCATTACACGTGTATTTTGGGGTGCAGATAGCGGATATATTAAGCTTTCTGGCGATGCAAACACTCTTGCTATATTCAATAATAGCGGTCAAGCAGATTATAGCGCACACGGTTTGCCTTTAACTGCTCTTAATACAGGAAATCTTTCTGTAACATCGACAGCAACTAATTTTTATGTGAATTTACAGCTTAGAAAAGTATTTTAACCACTAGTTACATTAGGTGAGCCGGATGTGATAACTGCTCCGCATCCGGCTCTATCACCTACACGAACAACTTGTCTTCCATCTGCAGTAGCTCGTCCAGTTCCAATCAAAGATGTGGTTCCATGACCATCTATAGGACACGAGTGTTGGTCTCCAGTACGAGCAATTCCAATATTATCAGCAGTTGCATTATCAGATGCACTAATAATATGCCCACCATGACTCGATGTGTCTCCTAATCTTGCAATATTAGCCATTTCCTGCAGCTCCTGGTTTCCAGTTATACACGATTAAACCTGATGGATACTCACTTGCGCTTGGATGTGGGCAAGTTCTGATATCTCGTCTTTGTTGTCTTTTTGATGCATCATATGAAATGTGTGTCCAGATTTGTGTTCTACCATATTCTAAGATTAATTGGTCAAATAGAACATTATCTCTAATCCATTGTGCAATCTGATATACTGTTTGTGGATCTTGACTTCTGAGACCATAAGTTACATCGATAGCATGTCCGGTATTATGTTGACTCTTTCCTGACTCTGGTCTAAATGCAGAATTGACTCCAATAGGACCCCATCTTGCATTAATAGGTTCTAAACAGTTTCTTGCAACCAATGCTAAGTTAGAAGCAAGTTTTGCCTTTGATAATCCTTGATTTGGTACAAGTTCATGCGAGAAAGTAGCCTTTACAGTCAAATCAGCTAATGTAAAGTGTTCACTTAGTCTTAAACCTGGGCCAATAGAAGAATCTGGTAAGGCAGCAATATCATCTGCTGAAGTAGATCTTGGATTAATTTTTGCATTTGCTGCGGTAGTATCAGCTGCGCTTGCTGCTTGAGGTGTATTTGAAGGATCTAAGATCTTATTAGCTTGATCTTGTGTAATTTTACCATTTGCAACAGCAGCAGAAACATTTTTTCTAAATTGTTCTGGATCATCACAAGATCCCTGTAGTAATTCTTCTACTACAGACTCTACAGAAGCACTTTGATCTCTACTATAACCAGTATCTAATCCAGATTTTATTGCCATTTGTGCCTTTACTGCTGTTCCTGCTGGACTTGCAGATGATGCAGAACCAGCACTTCCACCACCATCTAGATTTACAGACGATCCATCAATATTTACTGCTCCTGCTGCTTGTTCATTCAAATCACCGCCTGCATTGAGGTTAATATCACCTGAACCGCTAAAATATCCAGTTCCATTGGTTAATATATTCATATCATCTTGTGATGTAAAGTTTGCAACACCATTAGTTAATAAATTCATTCCACTTAATGCAGTCATATACGCAAGTGCGTCAGTTTTAATATTAATATCTTGCAAAGCCTGAATATTTGCCTTACCTTGTGTCAATACATCAAATTCTTTTTGCGCAGTAATATAAGTTCCACCCTTTGTTAATATATTTGTATCGACCCCAGTAAAAGAGTTAAGACTTCCTGAAGTATAAATGTTTGTATTACCATTATATGCTTCTAATTGAATAGATTTGCCTTTAATTCTAACTTCTTCTGTAGCATTAAGCTCAAATCTTCCGGCAACTTCCATATGAACATCATTTAGACATATAACTTTAATGTTTCCTCTTACATAAACATCTCCAGAACCTTCAACCCAAAGTTTGTTGTCACCATCAACAACAACAAGGTTATCATTTGATGTTTTTGCAATTCGACTTCCATCATGACGCATTTCATCATATGTTCCAGACATATGGTATTGCAATATACGTTCACCACCTGGAGTATCATCATGCTCCATAACATGACCAGACTCAGTTTTATGAGTATGAACAAATGGATATTGTCCAGCAAATCTATGTGTTGGTTCAAAGCCTTTATAATTAAATGTAATATCTGAAGGCTGAGTTAATGAAGGAGATACATCTACTGTTGAACCATGTGTAGATTTTGCATATGTATCAGATGAAGAATTTGATGTAATTACATCTGGAAGTGGAGTATATACTAATGATGTAATATTTTGATTATTATTAATATTTACTAATTGACTAAAATCTAAAATTGGTGTAGAAACAATGTTTCCATCAACTATATTTGCAACTATATCTGCAGCTGTACTTAATAATGGATCTGAATCTAAAATAGTAGTCGTTAAATAACTTATAGCAGGGCTTAATTGCTCTAAACTAAATGCAGATGTTATATCTGTATTTGTATTATTGATAAGAGTTACTAAAGCAGTGTTAAGAATATCATTTGCAGTTATTCCACTAACATATGCAGCACCGTTTGCATATGAATAAAACGCATTACTAATATAATTTTGAATATTTGGATATGATATAGTATTAGCCAAGTCCTGATCCGCCCTTATTTTGGTTTTTTGCAGTAGATCTCATTGGAACAGAAGATCCATTAATAGATTGCAATGCTTGAAGTGCAAAGTTTTTACTTTTTTGTAGATTTGATGCTCTTGAAGATGGGCTAGGTCTTTCATATTTGTCCATGAATATTTCAGAAGCCTGATCTATATTTTGAGCTTTCTTTAAAGCAGGAATAATTGTCTTATATGCAGATATTGTATTTAACTCGTGTACAAAATATGCATAGTTATGCTCATCTGTTGCAGAATCTTTAGTAATATCAACATTGAAATTTTTCTGAACAAAATCAATAAACAGATCCATTCTTCCAGGATTTGTCCATTGAGCCCAGCCATATCCAGCAAGAGCTCCTTTTGGAAAACAAGGTCCACATGTAATTTGAGGATGTTGATGTGTTGCTTGTTTGATATTTGGAATCAGTCTTGACTCTCTACCAAAGTTTCCAAGTATACCTGCTGCTTGATAATCAGTTAAACCAAAATCTCGCATAAGCTGACGACCGATAGGACCTGCCTTACCAGCAAACGGTGCAGATGAATTGCTTGATTCTAGTTTAGCAATAGGATCATTTTGATTTGCAACATTTTGATCGTTTCCAGAAACATTATTGTTTGGATTTGATGTACTATTTTGTCCAGACTGAAAATGCCCTTGGCCGCCAGCAATAGTTCCTAAGATAAATGGAATCTGACAATCACGACCATCAGCAAAGAAACCAAATACATGAGTTCCTTCCATCATACCTGTAGGAGACCTACCAACACCTGCCTGACCTGCAGATGTAATAGGTTGAATAGGCATTGCCCATGGTAAATGCTCATTTGGTACTAAAGAAGTATCATCTGGATGAATTCCAAATACACGAACTCTTACTCTACCAAGAGCAAGAGGATCATTTCTATCTACAACTCTTCCAAAAAACCAAAGAAAATGCCCATCAATTCCGGCAAAATTACTAATCATTACTGAACCTTCTTATTTTGTCCTACTGCTGGAGCAGCAGCATTAATATATGCTCCAGCAGCCCCTTCTGGTCTAGTTCCATTTTTAGTCGTAACAACTGGATTTGAAAATCCATTCTTAAACATATCAAATTTCATAAGATATGAATCTGGTGTTATTTTATGCTGAATTGATGTTATCATAAAATAACCAGATAAAAATCTATCAGGATTTCTTTTATAATTTTCTCCAGATCCACCTAAGCCTATAGGATCGACAAGATCTAGTGTAATAACATCACCAGCAGTAATATTAGGATCTCCATATGTTTCAGCCGTAAACATATTTTGAGAGAATCTTGTCATATAAGATGCTCTATTAGTATATATCGTATCCAAATATGTATTTGGTTGAGATGAATCAGAAACCATAAAAAATGTTTTAGTATGCTTTGGTGCTGGTTTATTTCCAAGTAATCCGAGAATACCAGCAATAGCACTTAATACTCCACCACCATTAGTATTTTGTGATGTAACCTGATTTATAAAATCTATACTATTTTCAGGGTATGCTGATTCTGCAACGTCTTTTACTGCACTATTTCCACCTGCACCAAGAGTGCTGATCTTTTTGTATTCATTAATAAACTGAAAAGTTGTATTTGAGAAATCTTTATTTAAGAAATCATATAAGATAACATCACTTTCAAAATATCCACCTGTGATTTTCTCAATAGTATCAAATTTATGCTTTTGAGTCATACTGATAACAGTTTTGAAAGCTCTTTGATCATCTGGAATAGCTGGTTCAGCTGATCCTGCAGATTCAACAATCTTTTGATCACCATAAAAATATTGATATGTTGGTGTATTAGAATAATATTTGTCTTTTCCACGCTTAATAAGATATTCTATATCACAAAAATTAAATCCATCTTTATTTTCAAAGAATAGATATGAAGATGACTGAAAAGTATCTTTTGCAATAGATCTTCTTGCAAAAAAGTCCATTGTTTCAAGAGGAGATAATCTTGGAATAACAATATTTTGCTTATCCTTTGTTGGTTGAATATCATAACTTTTCTTTTTCTTACCGTTTGGTAATTCTTTATCAACATATAGATAAGTTTTTAATACATCTTCAACCATATTACTAATTTGGTCTTGATAACTTTTTTGTACAAGTTGAACAGAATCTAATAAATGTTCTTCTGAACAAAATTCAATCATATACGTACGTGTAGTCATTTTTGCATCAATAGCAATATCTTTAATTGCATTTACAGCAAAGCGTCTTTTGAATAGTGGAAATCCATAAACTTCACATTCAATTTCAATAAATTCTTCACCAACAATCAAAGGAAAAAATCTTTTATTTTCCAATCCATTCATTATATTGACTGGATCTTTAATTCCCATAGTTCCAAAAATAGTTTTGCTAAAAATATCTTCGTAGATTGCAATTTCAGTAGTTTGCAAAGATATATCAATGGCTGCACTGCCATCAACATTTTTAAGCATAACTTTTAAGCTTTTAATTGATCCAAAATTACCATAACCAGTAGAATCATTGGAATCAGAAGATGCACTAATATTAGACATTCAATATCACACTCAGTTGATTTTCAATTTGTGAAACTAATGAATCATCAAGAAGCTTTATAAACTTCTTATTTTCATTTTTAATAACTTCATCTTCATATGCACTTACAGGATAATAATCAGAATTTCCACAAGTTACATATGCAACAGTTAAACTATTATTTGTAATTGTCGATGGATAGTTTAATGTTAATTGTGTATTACTAGTCTTAGTTGCAACTACACCAATTTCATTACTATAATTTGCTATAAAATTAGATGTATTGCTAGAAAATATATATAACCCTTGACCAACTGGAACATTTGCAAATGAACAACTATTTGCATTGACTACGGTCGATCCTGTAGTCAATGATATATTTCCAACTGGTACAACTATAGGAGTTAAAAGCACATCATTATCTAATGTAATTTTAGAATATCCTGAATACTTTGCTGGATTAAGCGCATATGCATTTGCATCAGCATAATCATTATTTGCATTGTTTATATAATAGTCTTTAGGTGTTTGCTTATAATATGCTATTGTAGATTGTGCAACAGTTATTCCATCATTAAGACCTGGAGCAGATTCATATTTTTTTGCAAGATAACTTTCAAATTCAGTAGTATTGAGAGTCCAATCATAATATGGATCCAATATATTATTACATAAGAATATGATCCAATCATATTCAGGTGAATTATAATAAGCACGAGAAATATAATCTGGCTTCTGATTATTTCTAATTGTATAATTATAAAAGTCAACAGCATTAGTCTTGAATAGTTCTATAATTTTAGCACGCTTTGTAATATTCACGGCTTTATTATTATTGTAAGTTATAATAGGGAAATTATTAAAATATCCTGGCATTAAAATGGCTTTCCATAACTTGTAACATCTTCTGTAGTCATTATGAATCTTTCTTCTATATTCATAGTTAGATCTATAATTGTAGGTGCACCGTCTTCAAAGAATGAAGGATGACCATCACCAGAATAATCAACATTGATGCTGGTTACAAAAGAACCAAATTGTGACATAGGAATTAAATTTTTTGGCTTAAACGATACATCAACTAAATGTGGATATCCTAACGAAAAGGCTGAACCAGACGCGCCTTTACTAGGAAGCGCTAATTGCTTCATTGTAAAAATGATTTGAGATAATTGCTGATTTTCTTCTGGTGATTTTGCAATCAGTCTCCATGTAAAACTGTGTTTTCTAAGTTCTACGCCTTTAAATATTAAAGATAAGTTTGGGTTATCAGCTACACCTAATAAGTCTGAAACTGCACTTCTTCCAGCTTCTGCAGTACCTGCATGAAGAAATTCTGAACCTATACCCGCAAGACTTGATATAACACTGCGGCCTGCAAATGATATTGCACCATCTCTAGCAGCAGTAACACTTCCCGAGTTTAATAATCCACCAATAACTGGTCCTAATTCTACAGCATCAAATTTTAAAGCAGTGTTATCAGTAAAGCCACGAATAGGTATAGGCAACTGAATAGATGCTTTAGCAGTTATTTCAGGTTTTGTTAAAGCTGATCTTCTTTGATATTTTCTAAAAAGAATCAAAGTTGATCCATGATTAAGTTCTGCAGAATTACTTGGAAATGAATACGTGACCGGAGCTTTTCCATTTTGATAATCTGAGACTTTTTTTTCTGGAGATGCCATATATTTTTCCACTAAATATAAAATAGTCAATATATTTATAAGAAAAAAATGGCATACAAAGGAAAATTCAAACCTAAGAATCCCTCAAAGTATATTGGAGATCCTACCAATATAGTTTATAGATCTCGTTGGGAACTTAAGTTTATGTCATATCTTGACAATCATCCTAGTGTATTACAATGGGCATCTGAAGAGTTTTGTGTTCCTTATAGATCTCCATTAGATGATAAAATTCATAGATACTTTCCTGATTTTTATGTTAAAACTAAAACGCCTACTGGAAACATTGCTGAAGCAGTATATGAAATTAAGCCATATAAACAAACTCAGCATCCTAAAAGAGGTAAGAATGAAAGAGTATATCTAAACGAAGTTAAAACTTATGTTATAAATAAAAGAAAGTGGGAAGCTGCCGAAGCATTTTGTAGATCTAAAGGCTGGGCATTCAGTATTGTTACAGAAAAAGATCTAGGATTGAAGTTTTAATGGCTAATACGCAGATTGATAAGTATATCTTTACAACTATTCTTAACCAAGGTAAGGCTAAAGGTCTTATTCCTGGAACTCAAAAGAAAGCTATTGATTGGTATAGAAATATTGCCAAAACATATAGCTCAGTTAATCGTACTCAATTACTAAATCAAAGATCACAAGCACAAACAAAAATACTTCCAGGAAATATGTACATGTTTGCATATAAAGCTAAGCATGCAGAAACTCTTCCATATTATGACCAATACCCAATAATTTTTCCAGTCAATTTGTATTCTGATGGATTTCTTGGAATCAATTTTCACTATCTTCCATTACCTTTACGTGCAAGACTAATGGATGCATTATATACATTTAACTCAGATCCTAAACTATCTGAAAAAGCAAAAGTAAGATTAAGCTATGGATTACTTCGTTCTGTTTCACAATTGAAATATTATGAACCATGCTTAAAAAGATATTTATATTCTCAGTTTAGATCAAAATTCATATATGTATCGCCAGATACATGGGATATTGCTTTATTTCTACCAACAGAAAACTTTATTGGTGCAACTAGCCAAAAAGTTTGGGCAGATAGCGTAAGAAAGTTAAGATCATGACATTTAGTATAGCAGATATTTCATCGTATGCTAGAGGCCAAGGTGGTTATAGCCAAGCTACACATTTTCAAGTTTTATTTACTTTACCTACTGCAGTTTCTAGTGCATATGGACCAACTGGTATTCAAAATCTCAGTATGACTGCATCAGCTGTCACTGTTCCTGGTGTAAATCTTGAGACCGTCAATATTAGAAGAAATACAATTGGATATGAAGAAAGCTTTCCGGTTTCAATTAATTTTGGAAAGCTTAATGTAGTATTCTTAAGTGATGCTAAGGGAGAATCACTTCAAGTATTCAGAGATTGGATAGATTACATTTATAACAACAATGTAGAAAAATCTCCAGCTAATCAATACTTAGTAAAATATAAAAATAAGTATACTACTACACTTCAAGCTGTTCATTATGATCCTGCAAAAAATAAGCTTATCAACTATCAATTTTTTGAAGCATATCCATCTAGCATTAGCGATGTAAATTTAAGTTGGGCAGCATTTGATACAATAGTAAGCCTTAGTGTAACATTTAATTTTACTAGATATATTCAACAAAGAGCGATTATAGCTCAAACTGCATCAGCACCTCAACGTATTGGTAGTCAATTACAAGGCCAGGCCTTAAATAATTTGACTGCTATATCTCCTCAAGTAGATCCTGTAAATGGGCTTAATGCTTTTGTTAGAAGTGCTAGTAACCCATTAATTATATAATATATTTGGAGTTTTAATAATGTCTTTACCTAAAATTAATTATCCTATATTTGAATTGACTTTACCTTCTACTCAAAAGCCTCTCAAGTTTAGACCATTCACAGTAAAAGAAGAAAAGATTCTTCTTATTGCTCAAGAAAGCGAAAACATTAATGATAAGTTGACTGCTATGCGTCAGGTTGTCAATAATTGTGCTATTAACTTGCCAATGGATATTGGTATGCTACCAATCTTTGATCTCGAATATTGTTTCTTAAAGATCAGAGCAAAATCTGTTGGAAATATTGTTGAATTGAAGTATCAAGATAATGATGATAAGAAAATCTATACTTTTGAAGTAGATCTTGACACAGTCGAAATAACTCGTGATCCTAATCATAGCACAACAATCAATCTATCATCTTCTTTAGGATTGGTTATGCAATATCCTACAGTTGAAACTATTATTGAAAGAAAAGATAAGAGTGATAAAACAGAAGATCTTATTGCTTTAGTTAAGTCTTGTATTAAGAGTATATTTGGTCCTGAAGAAGTATATACACTTGATACTGTTCCAGATCAAGAAATTGTTGACTTCATTGAATCTATTCCAGCAGATCAATTTGAAAATGTTGCAAACTTCTTTGAAACAATGCCTGTACTCAAGCATGAGCTTCATTATAAAGATTCTAATGGGACAGAGAAGACTATTACTCTGCTAGGTATTGATGATTTTTTTTCGTAGGAGTTAGTCATACATCTTTGGCTAACTATTATGTTTTGAACTTTTCTTTAATCCAAATACATAAATATTCTATTAGTGAACTTGAAGACCTTATACCATTTGAACGTGATATCTATGTAGGTTTACTTCAAAATTATATTGAAGAAGAAAATGCACGTATGGCACAAATGAGAGAATCAGGCGGATAAATGGATAGAAGATTAAATCGTTCTGTAGATAAACTTGAAGATAAAGTTGATAAGTTAGAATCAAATTTATCAAAGCTTGCAGAATCTATTGCTAAGTTAGCTGATCAAATCTCTGCAGAGAGAAAAGACCGAGCTGCAACTCGTGTCAATTCTTCTAAAAAAACTATATTTGATAGAATTGATGATGCAGAAGGCCGTGCTTTACGTAGAAAAACAAATCCAGATATTGTAAAGACACCATTAGCACCTACTGGACCAGACTATACAAATATAAAGAATATTGAGTATGTTGAAGCAACAAAGCGCTATCGTGATGCTGATACTAATAAATTTTTAAGAACAGCTGCAGCTAAAGCTGAACTTGAAAGAAGAGAAGCTGAGAAAAAGAAAGCTCAAGAAGCAGCTCAAAATATTACCAATACTACAACTACAAATAATAATACTAATTCTACTACCAATAATAAACAATCATTTAGATCATCATTTACTCAAATGGCAAAAGAACGTGCCAGTACTTATTTTAAGGGTGGTGTTGACCCTGAAACTGGTGATCGTGTACATGGTGTTGTTGAAAGAAATCTTAGATATGGTAGATTTAGAAATATACTTGAACAGCAAGCACCTGTAACAGCAAAAGCTGTTAACTTTTTATCTGATACATTTTATTCTTTAAAAGATAAAAGACATGAAGAAGAGCAAAAAGCAAAAGCTGAACAAGAAGCTGCGGCTTCAGCAGTAACACCACAAGCTGCTTCAGCAGGTAGTACATCATTTGCTAAAACTGCATCTAATCAAACTGGCCAAACTAGAAATCCTAGAGTAACAAAAATTACAGATATTAATATCAAGTCTATTGATAAATCAGTTCTTAATGACTTATCAGAAGCTATAGTTAAAGCTATGCGTGATGATACTAATGAAAAAGATGCGGAAAATATTGCTAAGGATGAAATTTCTAAATCAAAAAATGAACAGCGCAATAAAGAATCGGCTGAACTTAGAAAAGCAGATCCTATTAAGATTGCATCAAATGAACAAGAAAATGCTCAAAAAAATGAATCTAGTAAATCTGGAAATAAGCCCGGTGGAAATATACTAAAAAGTATAATAGAAAATGTTATTGGAGAAGCAGCTCTTAAAAGACTTGGTGGAGGTGTATCCAAAATTCTTGGCCGCGGCCGTAGTTTAATTGGTCGAGTATTAAAAGGCGGCGCTGCAAAAGGTGCAGTAGAAGGTGCTGAAAAAGTTGCAGCTGAATCTGCAGTAAAAGGTGGTGCAGAATCTATATTTGGATCAGGATTAAAAAATATTTTTAGTGGTGGTGCTAAAGCCGCTGGAGCTGCTGCTAGTGGTATTGCTGGAGCAACCGCAGCAGAACCTATCCTTGGAGCTGCAGTAAAAGGCGGAGGCGAATCTATATTTGGAGCTGCCGTAAAGGGCGGTGCAAAAGAACCTATATTTGGTGCACGTCTACGTACAATTGCAGGTAAAATACCTCAATATGCTGAAAGATTTGGCTTAAAAGGTGCATCAAAAATTGGTTTAAGCGGTGTAGCAAAACTTGGTTCAAGAGGTATTCCAATATTAGGCGCTGGTATTGGTGGAGCATTAGATGCATACGATGAATATAAAAAATCTGGAAATCTTGGAAAATCTTTATTTGTTGGAGGTACATCGACGCTCGGTGGCCTTGGTGGCCAACTTCTAGGTGGTGCTGTAGGATCTGCTGTAGGCCCTGGTGGAACTTTAGTAGGAGAAGTTGGTGGAGGAATTGTTGGCAATGCAGGTGGAGCCGCCGCAGGTCGTGGTATATATGATACTGGAGAATCTTTTATAAAGTCTGTATTTGGATCAGGAAAACAATCTGATACACAAAGAATGAAACCTGCAGCTCTTAGTTCTCAAACACAAAACCTTGAAAGAGCTAATAAACAAAATCTTCAATCAAAACTTACTTCTTATGCTCCAAGTTCTGGTACAAACATTGTTAATGCTCCGACAACTGTCAACAATATGACACAACAAAGTATTAATATGCCAACAATTCCACCTCGAGGATCATTGGATCTTAAAAGACTATCGCCATAAAAAAAGGGGAGCTTTCGCTCCCCTTTTCTCTTAGTCTTCTTCAGCAATCGCCTTAAGTTTTGCAAAGTAAGACATATCTTCATCTTCCTCTACAGACCAAGGTGGTGTTGAGGATTCAGGAAGACTTTCGACTGCCTTTTCTCTAATCTTAGGAGCAGATGCAGTAGGCAGAGCTTGCCTAGGTTGATCCTTATTCAAATCAAT